GCGCAATTATTATTGCTAAATGTAAAAGTATTTTTCCATTGTGGGGTAAGCGACTGGTCGTAACAATATAGATTACAACCGCTATAATTATTGTTTGTAGTCAGTACATAAATAAATGAGCCGTATACAGACATTCTACTTTGTAGCTCAGTAGTATTAACAAAACAACCAGATATACTAGTGTTTGAGGCAATTTTAAAAATACGTCCTTGATCCGTTATTGCATATAAATTATTAGACGAATCTGTTCCCGCATAATTAATTGCATACCCGCCGTCTGACCAAGCAACCGTTGATTGTCGGTTATCGAAATTATTGCCGCCACCAGCAGGTAGCGTGCTCCAGTTAATGGTCTGCCCCTGTTTATAAATCCAATATGCGGCATTATCTGTGCGTGGAGCAATAGCAGAATTATACGAACTACTCTGTGTTGATTGCCAACCTCCAAGTGCTGAGCCATTTGAACCCAAACAAAATATTCGGGCTTCCTGTTGTTTGCCAATATATCTTCCTAGAACGTAGGCGCGACCGTCTGGAGTTATTGCGACGTTAGTAGGGTATGAGTTGGCTCCTTGAACAAATTTGCCAGACTGATAACCCAAACTACTGTTTAATATTGCATAGGGGTAATTGCTCAAGTCGCTAATACGCGAACAAGCCCAAAAATTACCCGCGCCTGCTGTGTACATTGTAGCGTGTGCGGGTATAACTACTGAATTAAAGTCATCAGCCCAAGGACGCAAATATGTTGCTGTAGCCCCATTTGAATCTAATCTTGCGCAAGCACTGTAATCAGCACTTGTACCGCCTTTGTATGAAAAATAAGTATTACCAGAAGCATCGGCAGTAAAGTACGAATTTGCTCTTAGATTGCCTGTACCGTCGACATAAGAAATCCAGCCAAATGAATTACTTTTGCTGTAGAAGTTACTAACGCTAATTTGGCCTGATGGCACGTTGGCTAACGTACGAAAAGACGTACTGTTGATTGACGCTAAAGCGGTAGCGGAAACGCCAAGTTCCAAGTTGATTGACTGTCCTGTAGTCGCCCCACCAAAACTGAGTGGGCCAGATGCGTTCAGTGTCATGTGTAATCCTTAGATTGAACCGAATGCGGTCACGTTGTTCAATGTAGTCAGGTTGCCTGTGCTGTCCATCGTGGCAATTGTAGTAGCGCCATATTTAAAAACCAAGACCCCACCAACCTCAGAGATACTGAAGTTTGTTGTTTGGAGCAAAGGCGTAGATACCGCAATACCGTTAATGTTCCCCGTACCGCCGTTGGCTGTTGGTAATGCGCCACTTAACGTAATGTTTGGGGTTGTACCGCCAGAAGAGGCTAGAGGGGCCGAAGCTGTGACGGCTGTTACTGTGCCCTCAGTTACGTTAAGTGCTGTTCTTAAACCCGCCGCAGATAAAGACGTAACTGTATTGTCTGCGTTGAATTGCGGATAGGTGACTGCGCTTGGGTTTGTAATGGTAAACAGATTTGCGCCAAGGGTTGTCGCACCAAGATTGGTACGCGCCCCTGAAGCTGTCGATGCGCCTGTACCGCCTTCAGTAACCGCCAAGTCTGTGCCAAGCGTCAGGGAAGTCAGATACGTAATCGCCGCACCAACGTCAGTGCCATCGTTATAAACAATACAGCCCTTACCGTTAGGAATAGACACACCTGTCAGGCCACTGACTTTGACTGTCACCGCAAAGCCTCCAACAGAATTGTTTAAAACCAAGTAAGGCTTCTCAATGGCAGGTACGTTAACTGTACCCGCCGCACTCAATGTAGCTGTAATGTTTAGACAGAACGCACGGAAATCTTGTGCGTTAGGGGTGTTGGTCGCGGTTAACGTGGCAACATTAGAAATAAAATCGCTTGTTTCAATCGTAGCCATACCAGCAATTGCCTGCTCAATCGCAGTGCCAATGTTGGTGTTGGTGATACCGCCCCACTGACCACTAGAGCCGCCGACCTCAATGATCTCAAATTTAAGATCGGAATACGTGCTTGACATAGTTATCCTTTCGCTTCAAGAGCGGCAACTTTGGCCTCAAGTTCTTTGATTGCTGCAAGCAACAATGGTACAAGACGCTCGTACCGAACAGTTAAGTATTTATCGTCAATAGGCGCAGGAGCCACTGTCTCAGGCATAACGGCTTGAACCTGCTGCGCAGATATACCAACTTCACGGATCGCTTCATACCCTAAAGCCTGCGCCGTTTCGTTGGCTTCGTAATAGAAGGTATCTAGTGTTTTAACCTTTGCCAACGCATCTTCAATAGCGCCCAGACGAGTTTTTAAACGGTCATCAGAGTAATACGCAGTAATGTTGTTGGTTGCACGAATCTCGCCAGCCGTACCAGAACCCGCTGTACCAACGCCAATTGAGTTGAACTGCGAGTTTTGAGAAGTGCTTGTAAAAGTAGCTGCTGAACCCGATGCGTTTCCTGTTAAGGAAGCGGTAATCGTACCGGCGGAGAAGTTACCTGACGCATCACGGGCAACAATGGTCGAACCTGTATTTGCGTTTGTTGCGTTTGAGGTAACAGTGAAAGTTGAGTTGCCTGACTGATTGGCAGTAAACGTGGCGGAACCAGACAAACCCGTACCGGACACTGCCAAAGTCAAAGTGCCGTTGTTAGCCGCCGCAGTTGCTGCAACCCATGAAGGCGCTGCCGCACCGTTAGACTGAAGAACTTGCCCCGAACTACCCGCAGCCAACATAGCAGTAGTACCAGCCGCTGACTGATAAGGAACAGTACCTGCTGAACCACCAGCCAAGTTTGTGGCTGTTGTTGCTGTAGTAGCGTTACCTGTTGTGTTTTGGTTCAGTGTTGGGACATCCGCCGCTTGGATTGTGGACATCACTACGTCTGAGCCGTTGCCACGCAAGTATTGACCTGAAGTAACACCGCCAGCAAGAGCATCCATAGCAGCTTGGCGAGTAGTTTCACCTGTACCACCATTGGCAAAAGCCACCGTGCCTGACACGTTTGTGGCGTTACCAGACAAAGTTGCTGTAATAGTACCTGCGGAGAAGTCACCAGAAGCATCACGGGCTACAACTTTAGAGGCTGTATTAGCTGACGTGGCATCTACTGTGGCTGTAACTGCTGTTCCACCGTTGTAGCTTGTACCGGTCAGGTATGTACCCAACGTCAGCGCATTTGCCACCGAGCCAGCTTGACCAGAGATAGCGCCTGTTACCGCAGAGCCGTTGATGGCAATAGCTGTATTAGTCACGGAAGTAACTTGCCCGCTGGCGTTAGTTACAAACACAGGAACTTGAGAAGCTGATCCGTATGTGCCAGCCGTTCCTGTAGGCGTAATACTAAATTGCGTACCGGTCAGTGTTAACCCTGTACCCGCAGAATAAATCTGTGCGGAGCTAATTTGAGCAAATGTAATGGCTGTTGTGCCAAACGTAATCACGCCAGATGTATTGCAAGTATAAGTCTCGCCTGCGCCTGTTGCGCCTAACTGAACAAAAACTGTGGAGCCTTCGCTCAAACCATTTGCGCTGTTAATCACATAGGTGTTTGCATCGCTTGAGCGTGTTAATACCCAATTTGTAGAAACTGTACCCACAGTCGTGACAACATAAATGCCATTCTCGATTGGGTTGGTTTGGGTATAGACCAAGACGCGGTCGCCCGGGGACGTAAAAATACCGTCAATAATTAATTCAACTTGCGTTCCCGCATTAGTAAGCGTTGCGCCAACACCCGCAGTTCCATTGTTGTAAGTCGCATTTAGATTAGTAGGGCTTTCAACCATTACGGGCTGATGGAAGTGAATACCAGACGCAACCAGCGTGTCAACGTAAGTTTTGTTAACAATATCGGTATTAGCGGCGGGGGCGGTAGTAATCGTACCGGTTGTCAACGCCGCAGAAGTAGCTGTGATTGCGCCAAAAGACTGTTGAACTACTTGCGTCCCCGCTTCGTTTTGATACGCCGACCTTGAAGATGGGTATGTAACAAAGACATCAACAGTGCCTGTGAAGTTAACTAACGCTCCACCCGCAGAAGAAGACAGCGGTGTAGCATTACGACTCAGTGTCGTACCAGAAGCCGTGTACGTGCCGTAGTTAACTTCCCAATCGCCGGAAGCTACGTCCACAATAGCAAAATACGTTGTATTTCCATCGCCAACTACAGAAAAACTTTGAAACCCAGAAGCAACAGTCCCTAGCGTAATCGTACCTGTGCCGGGAGCCGAGGCGCTTTGTTTGACCCGATCTTTTAATACTAAAGCCATGATAAATCCTTAAGTCGGTATGTCTGTCCAGTCGGGTGCTGGGGGTGGTTGTTCAGTAGGAATAGTACCCCACACAAGTGTTTGGCCTATAGATACAGTTAACTGTATACCAGTAGGGTACACGTTCGCGTCTTTTACTTTGCCGTACGCATCAAGTCCAGAAGCCAACTCTTGTATGCTACTAACAAACTTAACAGTAACACTTTGCGTATTTGAGCCAACGGCGGATTCAGTAATATTGACAAAGAAACCACGGCTAGCATTAGACTCATCCGCTCCTGTAGCTGCCTCAGTAAGAGCTGCTAACAAGTTTGCAGTGGCCGAAGGCGCATCTGTTGCTGTAGCTAATTCTGATATTGAAGCCCGCATTGTGCCAACGGCAGTTTGGGTATCTGTTCCCGTAGCTGACTCTGCTTGAGACGCTAGAAAATTAGATGGCGCGGCTGCTGTTGTGTCTGTAGCTGTAGCCGTTTCAGCCCTAGCCGCAGTCATGATGTTGTTTAAACTAACAACAGTTGCCGTAGCTGCAAGAAACTCTTGTATAAGTGCGCCTGCGCGAGTTTCTTGAGCAACAGAATCAGCAGCCGTAGCTGCCTCACTTACAGACGACAACACTGTAGCCCCGCCTAGAGCGGCGAAGGGTGCTTGGGCAAATGCAACATCTCCAAACACCGCAATACCTTATTAGGCTGCGTCAAGAGAGAACGTATAAGTGACGTTCAATGTATCGCCAGCATCAACAGTTTTGTCGCCGCCAGTAAAGTCACCAGCAGAGAACAAAATACCTGATGTGCCCGTAGCTGCCGTAGTTAGAAACGCGCCAGCCACCACAGTACTGTTAACCAACATAGGGAATACTGATGGAGCAACAGAATTAGACACCACAGATGGGTCAGCTAATGTAGGAGAAGCGGCGTTAAACACAACGGCAATACGATTGCCTGTGTAGGCTGTACCGGGAACTAATTCTGTCCAACCTGCATGTGAAGCCAGAGTGTCTGCAGCGGCGTATGTAGTACCTGAACCCGGGCCTTGCACCAAACCTAAGTACCAACCGGCTGTGTAACCAGAACCTTTAAAGTACTTGCTGTTCATGTCTTGTAGACCTTCGTTCACAACCAAGTTGTGAAAGGTATCAGACCACTTCTCCACGCCATCAGCGCCTACGCAAGTAACCGTGTAAACGCCACCAGCGCCCACGCGCTCTGTGGAACCTTTGTTTGCAGTCAAGCTTGCTGACACTTGGTCTTGGGCCTTTGAAGTTTCTGTACTCATGATAAGTCCTTAAGAAATGCGCACGATGGCGCTGTTCGCATCGGCAGTTGGGAAAATGATTTGGAAGGTGTCATCCGTGACTGTTTTTGAAGTATTAAACAGCAACACTGCCACAGATTTGTTTCCCTCAGTGCTATTGTAGATGAGAGCCCCCGCTGCCGTAAAGGTGGCATTTGTCCAACTTACGTTGTTAAATGAAATAAATGCAGTAGGAACTGCATTTGAATTTGTTCCTGTTGTGGGGGAAGGATTAATTGTCAGTGTAATACCGCCTGCTGTGTACCCCGTACCAGAGCTAGATACTTCATTCGTTGCAGAATAGCCCGTTGTGGCCGACCCAAGCGTTGCAGAAGAGGTATACAACGCAATCTTAAAAGTATCAGGCGAAGTTGGACCAAAGTTGTGTATTTGCTGCAACAACTCAAGCTTAAAACTGGTGGTCGCTGTTTGAAAAATAGCCATTTTAGGTAATCCGAATAAGCGCTGTTTCAGGGTCGTCCGTGGGCAGTTGAATCGTAAAAGATTGCCCATTCATGGTCTGATCAATACCAAAGTTCAATACGCCCACCGATTTATTGGCCTTGGTGGAGTTATAAATCAATGCACCACGTGTAGCAAAAGTAGACCCCGGCCAAACAGGATTGTCAAAACTGACATAGCCTATGCCCATGCCCAAATTCACGGTAACATTTAAAAGAATTTGACCCGGCGCGGTGTACCCTGTTCCCGATACTTCCCCCACAGTGGTGTAAACCGTTGTTGTAGGGCCAAGCACTGCTGAAGAAGTGTAGAGCGCAATCTTGAGAACATCCGTATCAAAATCATGCACTCCAAGAAGCAATTGCTCCTTGAAACTGTCTGTAAGTCCTGCTGTAATCATGCGTTATCTCACAGGTAGTTTGACTTGACCATCGCGATAAGCATCGCCACGCTGCTTGCCATCGCCCAAATTCTTCAACAGGCCCAGCGCTTCTTGGTATTTGCCGTTATATAGCGCCAGCATGTCCTGCTCACCTTTCATGTAGGTGTACGCCTCTACCAAGCAGCCATAGAGCAGTGCCGTGTCAAAATTATCGCCTAGCCATGATGTTCCTTGGTCCACAATGGATGGAGGATAGTAGTAATAGTGCAATTCTGCAGAGTAACTGGCGTCAGGCGTAGGACCTACCATAAACGACAACTCGTTCACATCGTTTGAACGAGGACCAAAGATGGAATAGTATTTAGGACGTGCTGTGTATTGCGCGTAAGGATAAACTTCACGAATAAAGTTCACATCCTTGTTCAACAGATACGTGTATTCGCCTTGGAAGATAACAGGGCCATTGACTGTTCCCGTGTTTACTCCAGACAACGTAATTGTTGTGCCAACAATTGTTACTACAGTCGCACCTGTTGCAGTATTTGTGCCACTTACGTATTGGCCTACCTCAATACCGGAAGCTGAAGCAACCACAATAGTACTTGCGCCCGTTACGCCTGTAGCAGTTGTGCTGTTGTAGGCAAAAATAGCCAAGGAATAAGCGGACAAAAAGTCATCTGGGCAAGACAGGTATTTATTGTTGGCCGTTAGGACACCCGTCACGTTTTTGCGCAAGTTGGCAATTTGAACGGTGTTGTAAATGCGCTGCTCCGCCTGCTTTGTAAAAGTAGCAAGATCAGTTGCACTGAAACTCGTGTTCTCAGTGTAGGCTTCAATAGCAGCAACAAGTTCCGTGTATGTCATGAGATGCTCGTCGTAACTGGGGATAGCACTGCAGCCGCCCACAAGGGCTTTGCATACGGCATCGGCATCATTCCGATACTAGCAAACGAAGTATCAGCCGTGAACCCGACGTAGACGGTAACCCCAAGTCTACTCTCTGGGCGAGGCTGATGCAAGGCCTGTGGCTCATTTATCGTGCGTTTAGGCTCCAACTGTGGGTGCTTGGGCTCATAGCACTCAGGACAGACTTTAAAGCCTGTCCATTCCTTGATAAGCGTATTGAGTTTGTACCGTTGGCCACACCTGTCGCACAGCGCAATTGCAAATTTGCCTGATACATAGGCCATGGTTTACCTCTGCGTGTACGTAGGTACCACAAAGAAGCCTGAACGCTCACGGTCCTCGGAAGCTGCACGTGCAAACTCTTCTTCGTACATTTGCTTGAGCAGCATGACGCGATCCGGCGCTTTCTTGACCGACAAATAGTACGCCAAAGCGGCTACCAAGCAAGGCAAGAAACGGAAAGAGATGTCAGCAGTATTAGTAAAACCGCCCGCATTGTCCATGCGGCGAATAGCATAGTAAACAAAGGTCCAAGTCTGCGTCGCATCAGGAGATGGGTACAGAAACACCTTAGCCGGCACTGTGCGCTGAATGTAGTACTGCGCAGGGCGGGACTGGGTCAACTTGTTAGGCACATGGAGCCACTCTGCGCGGCCTATACGGTCAATTGTGATGTCCTGCTGGGTAGACTGGCCTGCATTGGTCCGAATCACGGCTGAGAGGCCGTCAATCGTGTCTGCGGGTAGGTCATACTCATACACCCCGGGCGTCAGCACCTGCTGGCGCTGCTCAATGGTCCAAAGGTTTAATCCTCTGTTTGCCCACTCTGCAAAAATCAAGTTGACGGAACGTAGCGCCGTCTTCATGTCGTAACCGTCGCGCACCTCAATACCGCAGCGCTCATACGCCTCAGCTATGAGGTCGTCAAACTGCAGATCGAAATCGGATACGCCGGAAACAGCCATATCAGTAGATCATTGCTGTGCGGGCACGGGCTGCACCAACACCACGGACGGCAACTTTATCGCCTTCCAATTTCTTGACGTTTTGGTTCAAGGTCTTACC